CATGAGGTCGCCTTGATACACGCCTTTGGTGATACCTAGTTTTTTGAACTCGCGCAAAGCAGTAGAAAATTTCGCTGCAAGCTCGCCATCAAGATCAGCATCGATATCAGCTTGTGTCTTGTATACTTTAGGATTCTTGTTGAAGATACCTTTCTTAGCAACGAAAAACTTACCATCGTTAGGATCAACGCCAGCAAAAATAGATGGAGCACCGTCCCACTTAACTGTAGCTGACATTTTCGTTTTAGTATGACCAGCGAGCATGTCGCGGGTTGCGTTTAGGAATCTGAAAATCTGTTGTGCGCCTTGAACGCCATCATTGAGGACCAGATCCTCAAGATGTTCCATATGAAGGTTTTTCTCTTCAGTAATAAATGTAGATAGCTTTTTCATTTACCAACCTTCGGGATATTGTATGTGATAGCCGTCGTAGGAGCTTTATCGGCTACAACGATGCGACGACCTCTGTCACTTTTTGTTTTTGATTTGCCGTAGATAAGCGGTAGACCTTCTTTGTCAACTTCGTCTTTAGTAAACGGTTGATCTTCTCTACGCTTGCGCGCACGGATGTATAACTTTCCGCCAACTTTCTTATAGTAATCATCGATGCTGTAGAAATTTCCGTTCAGAGTGCATACGCCATCAGCATATTCGAACTTGACGTCCATCGGTCCGATATACATGAAATCAATCGGACCACCAACATCTTTATTTCCGCGAAGGAGTAGCTTTATATCACCCGAATCTATCTGACCGAATAGTTCTGGAACAGAATCGCCCGTTTTGTATTTCTTTTTGGTGTATTGTTTAACCCCTTCCACAAGAAACTTCTTTACAAGCCCAGGAAGAATCGTTTCAATACCAGAAAGCCCACCACCAGCTAGTGAAGGTGCGGAATCACCTTTGTTAGAAACGTTGTAATGTTTACTTGTGGTGCTGATGATAACGTCGGTATAAGGTTCAGAACCGGAAACAGTTCTTCCAGAATGTTTCTTAGCTTCAACGACGTTGTTAATTTTTTTACCGTTAGCACCAACTACAGTAATCGGTTTATTACCGTTCGTGCGAATAGAACGACGAATAGCGTCGATCACACCAGTTTCTTGACGTTCTGCTGATGCTCCTGCCATTATCCATTATACCTCGTGATTCGACCATCCTCATGAATAAGGAACGCTTCGAAGTTGACTTTAGGAAACTCCGTGTGAAGCTCGATGAACTTATCTAGATTTGCTTTCGCGTCGTCGAACATACGAACAATACCGTAACTTCCGCCTTTCATCTGATCGCGGATAATCTGTTTCTTAGCTTCTGCGCCAGGAGCCTTGATATTACCAGCACGATAGATATGAACTTGTCCTGTGTCAAAACCATACTTACGAAAAGTATCTAAGAACAAGTGTTTGTCATCTAGATCAGCACGAGCAGTTACAACGATGATACGCTTGTTAGGATGCGCGCGAAAACGATTGATCATTTTCTTCGCTGTTTTGAATACAGTCTGAATAGGTTTTGCTGTATCAGAAAAGACTTTAGCTGAGCGGAACTGAGCGAAGTCGAACTCTTCGCCATCCTTTAGCTTATAAACGTTGAACTCAGCTGGAGTCAGCTTCTCTGTGACCTTTCCAGCCTTCTTTACAAGAACTTGCGTGGTTGTGCTGAACAGCGTATCGTCGATGTCAAACACCGACAAACTACCACTAACTTCTTCTGCGATGTATTCTCTGAACTTTAGCATCTGATCCTATTTATAAATGCAAAGGGGAGCGGCACCACACCGCTCCCCGACTAATGACAAAAAACACACCTCCTTAGTCATTAGCCAATTGTTCGACGAAAAGAATAGCATGACCTGACTTTATCATATCTAAGTGTCTTGCTACGCCTCTCGAAACATCTAAATCAACACCCTTTATGAAAGGACCACGATCGTTGATTCTCACGACTACTGATTTTCCATTCTTGGGATTAGTTAATTTAAGCCTCGTCCCAAACTTCAAGCTGCGATGAGCCGCAGTCATTCCCTCTGGATTATAGTTTTCTCCGTTTGCGGTTTTCTTACAACATTCATACCATGAGGCTTTTAAGTGGTATGAACTGACGATGCGCGGCTGTTCTACAGTTTGAATCGAACAACCGCACAGAGTGATCATGAGGATCACTATCGATGCGATTTTGCGCATTTTCTATTTATAAAGTGGTGCTCGCAGAGGGACTCGAACCCCCGATCAGACCGTTATGAGCAGCCGGCTTTAGCCACTAAGCTATGCGAGCGAATTGAAGTGAGCTACTAGACTATCATAACCACCAATGTATTGATTGTCAAGATAAATCTGCGGAACAGTTCTAGCGTTGGGGAATCTTTCTAGAAACTCATCTCTTGTCAAGTCACGCCCAATCTTATGTTCCGTATATTCAATTTGCTTTGAGCTAAGAAGTGCTTTGGCTCTATCACAATACGGGCATGTATCCTTGCTATAAATTTCAGCCTTCACTTATAAATATCTCCACTCTTTTGTTTGAAATGATAACCATGAGCATTACGCCATTCGCGGAAGATTTCTTTCTCTTCATGGCGCGCTTCAATTTCCCAAGGAAGATCCCAATATCTAACACGGCCTTGCCCATCAACTTTGACGAGCTTGTTTTTCCATTTGCAATAGTCTGCTTTTAAAGCTAAGTCTTTTAGATCACCTTTAGCATACTGACGAATATGAACAATCTCATGTGAGAGAACACGCATCAATGTTCTATCTGTAATGTAGTTACAGACTTCCATATCGAAGACACGCGGTTTGTGATTGTTGTCTTCCCACGTTACCGTGGCATAGATAGAAGTATTTTTGAGTTCTTCCTCGAACCTGATATTCAGATCGATATTATTAGCCAGACGGGTACCTAGAACGTATCCAAGCATCCATCTAGCAGCGCTCTTTACTAGTTTCTTCTTTCTGTGACTCCCGCCCTCGATAGAAATGTGGGCAGTATTATTTGAGTATTCCAAAGCCTCTGGGATCATGGCACCTCCCTTTTTGCTTATTGGACTATCATACTTTAATGGCTTATCGCTGTCAAGAACACTCTTATTTAGGGCTTCAGAACTTGAAGTTATTGAATTTGGCTTTGGGCTTATTACGTTCACGATCTTCCATCCCGAACTTGGTATTATCCATAACGGCGTCAGAACGCTTGGTTTTGCTGCCACGACTATCGTCGATCAGATCGTCCTGAGCGGCTTCTTCCAGATCGAACAGGCGCATTTTCACACGGTCGACGCCAACGAAAAACCTCTTATTTTCGCCAGGATCGCTGTAGCGATTTTTCAGCTGCTTGACTAGAATTTGCCCACGCTCGTCGGCATCTTCTGTGCGAATTAGAGCAATCATGAAGTCAGCAGTTGCAGGCAGACCGAACGACTCTGAAGTATCTTCGAGTCCAGGATCGCTGTTTGAGTATCCTGAGCGAGTCGTCTGAGTAGCCGACACGATTGGAAGATTACGCTCAACTGCAAGCCCACGAAGCTCTTCTGCGATAGCTTTGACGTATGTGTAGCTGTTCACATTGGAACCAGCTTTGATACGCGAAGAACAACAGATGTTGAGATAGTCGATGTAGATGATATCAGGAACGAAGTTGCGCTTGAGATTCAACTCGTTGAGAACATGACGAAAGTGACCAGCATGAGCAGAAGCAGTTGGATACTCCTTGATGATCAGCTTGCCTGTAGTCTTTGCTTTCAAGCGAGCAATCTTGTTTTCATACAGTTCGCGAGGAAGCTGTTTGATATCTTCCGAAGCAATGTTCAAAAGATTAGCGTCGATACGTTCTGCGATTTTCTCTTCAGCCATCTCCATAGTAATGTAGAAAACGTTCTTACCCATAGCAAGATTAGCTGCTGCGAAGTGACACATCGCAAGAGTTTTACCAACACCCGTGCCAGCGAGGATGATATTGAGAGACTTGCGTGACAACCCACCGCGAGTAATCTTGTTCATATACTCAAGATCGAATGGGAGCTTTTCTTCTGTGCGATGATAGTAGTCAAATCGCTTTTCAAAGTCATCGATGAAGTCGTGACCGATATGACTATCGAACGAAACGCCAAGAGCTTCAGATAGAATCTCAGGAATAGAGTTCTTGGTTCTGTTGTTATCTTTACCATCAAGGATAGCGATACTATCCATGACTGCATTGAATACTGCACGTTCTTGACAAAATGACTCAGTAGATTCTAGCAGCCAATCCATCGTAACTGGTTCTGGTTCGACTAGATTGCGAACCA